ATTTCGTACAATTCTTTTAACTTTCCTATTCTTTCTAAAAGTTCAAAGACTCGTTTCTCTTTATCCATTTTTTAAACCTGTACATCTTCCATACCTGCAGTTCGAAGTCTTACAATATGTCCACTCATCCATTGTTTACTGTCTAAGCCTTTCATAATGCCTAGCCATCTATTTCTTAACAATGCTACTTCATTAATTATCGTTTCGAAGTCTACTACTTCATCTTCGCCATCTACATATTTTTCTGCATCTCTACTACTCAATGCTCTGTTGTAGTTTTCTAGGTACTTAGTAAAGTGCTTCCTTCTTATTTTTCTAAGTTGTATGTTTAAGTAATTTAGAACTGCTTCGACCTCTTGTAATTGTCCAAAACGTATTTCAGTTACTGCTGGCAGTTCTTTTATACTTTTTTCTACAAGTCCAGATATACCCACTTCTTTGCGAGCCTGTAGTAACTCATCTTCGAAGTGTGCTATAAAGTCAGGAATCGCTCCCATGTCATATGTAACTTTTGAATACCAGTTAGTCATTATTAATCATCATCATATTCTTCTTCTTCGATTTCAACATTGTACTTTACTGCGTTCTCAAGATATTTGTCAACTGCGGCAAGACCATGGAATGTTTCTTCACCTACACCTGCATCAATGAGTATTCCTACCCACTGATCAGCCGCACTTTGCTTATCCTTAATATACTGCTTTAGTACTGTCCATGTTTCGATAAGAATTTCTTCTTCATCCATACTATGCTTCCTTTATTGATTCGTCTACAATAGGTTCGTCTACGGGTGTATTTACCTCTTCTGTGTCATCTGCATCATCTGTTTTATCTAATGCACCAGTAGAGATATCTACCATAATGGATTCTAGTTTATCGCCTGTCCACCCTTTACGGAACTCAAGCATTTCTTCACCAGCAAGTGTAGTATATTTTAATCTATTGCCTTGTTTGGTTAACATGCCTTTTGCTTCAAATAATTCTACTAATCCACTGTAAGGATCCATTCCTGTTTCATAAGGTATCTTAACCTGTACAGCTTCAAAGGGTTTTGCATATCTAGTTTTCATAACTTTACATGCTGCTCTTATACCATTTATTGTCGTAGTCTTATTGCCGTCTGCGTCTTCTTTAAGTTTAAGTTTACGCATAGCAATAACAATACTTGATGCGTATATAAAACCTTGTCCGCCTGAAATCTTATCATCTGGATCAAACATATCTTGTGATGCATATGTATGATTTGTACACACAATACCTACGTTATAACTACCGATCATGTTAACTGTATTACGAACAAGACTTGTTAGTGCTTTAGGCTTACGACCCATATCACCTTTCATGTCACCTGCTTCAAACTGATTAACATCAGTAGGTGTTAGTAACATACCCAAACTATCAATTACAAATAACACTTTGGGACGTTCTTCTTCTGGCATTGCTTTATAGTCTTTCATAAACAATGATATTGTTTTAGCAACATCATCAATCATGCTCATACTTAATTTAAGTAACTTACTATCATCTGTGTCGACATTAAGTGCTTTCAGCCATGCTTCATCTAATGCATTCTCTGAGTCAATTAATACTACAAATATACCTTGCTCTTGTGCATTTCTCACAATATTAGCACTTGCAAAGTAACTCTTGCCTGCACCAGATTCACCAGCAAATACTGTTACTTTTCCCATCGGTACACCTTTATGGAAATCACCACTAACAAGATAGTTAAGTGCATAACTACCTGTACTAATCCAATCTGTTGGATCATGAAACCCTACACTAAGTCCTTCGATAGACTTTGTTACATCTTTTCTAAATTTACTTACGTCGAATGGTCTTCCCATGTGCTTCTCCTTATATGCTTTATGTTCTTATTATATACGTCTTTGTCATTGTAGTCAATATGTTAAATTATATTTTATATTAATATTTACTAAAATCTATCTAGTGTTTTACTTTCCCAATTAATGTTAGCGTCTGACATTACTCGGTCCTCCCAATGTTTAGCAAAGTTTCTTGCTTTTTTGCTAACGAAAAAGTTAATACAGTCGAGATATTCTAAATGCTCGATTGGAGTAGGGTGATGGTCAGACCGTTTTAGAAGTTTTATCTCGTCTCTAATTGCTATAAAATTAAATCGCTTATTAATTTCTTCTATTATTTGCAATTCAATATTGTCGAGTTTGTTGTTAAAAAAATTATCAAAGGTCGGCCAATCAATGCCAGCATTGCTTTCATAGTTTTCGTGCAAAGTATCAGCAGAGCCTTTAAGTTCTGCAGCTGGGATCGGTACTAGTTTGTTATCTCTGCTGTGCCAATCATTGTTAAAGACAGTTTCATATATACTAGGTTTAATATGTTTTAAGGATGCTGAATATAGTTTAAGTATTTTACTAGACACATCTGGGTTCAACTTTTGTATTAGTCTTGACACCCAAGGGTAATCATCAATGCCCGTGTCCGTGCTTATATTAAGAGGTAACATGCTTAAGAAATGTTTCTTACAACCAATGGTATCTAATAGATTATAACTACCTTGCATGTATGTTGCCGTCTCTAAGAGATAACCAGTGATATCTACAAACTTATTAATAAAGTCTTCATCGTAATCGCTATTATAAACAGAACCAGGCGTATGCCATTTCTCATTGATATACCGGTCTTCTCTTGCTTGACTTGACCACATAATCATAACAGTATCGTCTGCGGTAATATTGTTGCGTTGATGACATTCAATTAAACTAAAATAGATAAATTTGTTGCCACCACCTATCTTACCCCAATTTTCATAATAATCATAATCTTGTGATACTATATCTGCCCAGGTAGGCCAACGATAATTTGTAAAGCTGCAACCAAATGTAAAAAGTCTTTTTTTCATATGCTTATGTTTTTATTTTATACGTCTTTGTTATTGTAGTCAATATATTAAATTATATTTTATATTAATATTTACAATATGAAAACACTGTGATATTTCATTGTAATAGTCAATGTTTGTTCGTGCTTATAATATATAAGTTAATTCTTCATACGTTTGTTTATAATCTTGTTTTCTTATCTTGTCAGTGATGCTCAAGTAGTCAACCATATTTGTAGTATCTATCGACATACTTGAACTATTCATTGATTTAATAATTGGCTCTATTATCTCTTGAAATTCATCGTCTTGAATATTCAATAGTTTGTCAGATATATACTTCTTTTGCTTGTTGTTAAACAAACAGATGTTTAGTTGTTTAGGTCTAGTTAATAGTTGGAATACTACTGGAAGTTTATGTTCTTTACAGAACTGAAATAATGTATAAGTGTCTAGTATATTAAGTGTTGTTATTGTACTAAACACATTAAAGTTTAGAACTGTCTCTGTTAATTTTTTGTATTTTTCGATTGTATCTACAACTGTTTTCCAACTAACTCCATATCTTTCATACTCAAACTTTTTTCCTGTATTGTCTATGCTAAAACTTAATTCAACTCGTTTAAAACAATTCCACAATGGTATTAAATTTGATGCAAATATTGTAGCATTGGTATTGTAATGAAGTGACATATGAATACTTTTTTGTTTGTTTATAAAGTATTGCAACATACTAGAGTGTGTTTTGTCAAGTAAAGGCTCGCCTCCTAAAAAGGTTATGTATGATAAATCACTGGTAATTTCTTCAAGATCTTTCCAAACTTTTGAACCATTGATTTCTGTCCACTCATTTTTGACTATTGGTATCGACGCAAACTGTGGATAAGATTTTTTGTTATTAGAGACTTCACTTGCCCATTTACTGCTATAACGTGGATTACAAATTCGACAACTTAGATTACATGTTTTGTTAATTTTTATATCTAAACTAATCAAGTTCTTGCTTTTAGTATCGTTATAATCTATATCAAAAATCTTATCTCTATACATATAAGCATCATTCAATCTCTTACTTATTACGTTATTTTTTTCATCATTCCAACACTTGGAACACCCTATTGGTTTCTTGCCATCTAACAAATCTTGTCTAAGATCAGAGAAGTCTATGTCCGTAACTGACACATCTTTAACGTTTTTATAGTTATCCATTTTATAAAGACAACACGGAGATAAATTTCCCTGTTGCCTAATTTCTAAATTTATCCACGGATTAGCACAGATTGTTTTGGGTATGCTGAAGTTGGTAACTGTTTCAACTGTTTCATTGCCATATTTCTCAATATGTATGAAACAACTATCAATATCCAAGTGTGCAAGTATACGATTTAAATAGTTGTAAAAAGGTTTTGTGTCAACTTCACTTAGTGAATCAACTAAAACAATACGTTGATTGGGTGCATACCAATCTCTTCTAAGTTTAACCAGTTCTCTATAAAGTTGATTTATAGGCAACTCTAAAAAATACTTAACTTTTTGAATATATAATATATCATAGTTTTCTTTAAGATGCTTTGTAACATCGTCAAGAATATTATTACTCAGTTGGTTGTTCATGTACTTCTTCAACTATTACGTCACCGTCAATGCTTTTGGTAATGTCCTTGCGAAATTTGCTTACGTCAAATGGTTTTCCCATATTTCTTGCCTTTCAGTGTTTAGTTTAAAATTAAACTAAAATTTTGGTTAAAGTTTTTATACATTATTTGTCGGTACTTTAGTAAATTTTCAGAGAGATCAATTACATTTCCTAAATTCAAATGCTCTCCTATTGGTTTTTTGTTATTCTTGTTGCACCAGTCTACATACTCTTTGCTAGGAGTTACTGTTTCAAATTTGCGTAAACTAAATGTAACACAGTTGTTTATCTGGTTAAATGTATTTTCATCATCGGCTTCAAAGTTTTCATCAAACATGATAAATTTATTATATAAAGTTCTTCCTTTGTGATGTCCTGCTACTTGAAGATTTGCTTCACTATAACTTAATATTGTTTTGTCAAAAATATTATCTATAAAAGTACGACTACCATTGGAACATTCTTCTCTCCTGCTGAAACTCTTTTCAATTTTGTGTATTTGCTCGTTTATGTCTTCGTATATATTCCATAAGCCTAACCTATGTATTACTGAAGCAAACTTTTGAGTGATAATATCATCGCTATATATATCGCAGATTTTCTTCTCAATAACGTCTTTGTTATCTTTGCTACGTATACTCATTATATCAACAATACATTCTTGAGCATTTGCCCAATGGGCATGATAATCGTTAAGAACTTTTTGGTCTAAATATTGTTCAAGTTCTAAAGTTTCAAGTTTGTAGTTACATAGTTTCTCTAAATTAAAGTACTCATAACACAATAAATTCTCATGTAAACTTTGTAATAAACTTTTTAGTTTATTTGCAGGGTTACTTAAAGCATGAAACTTATTAAAGTTTTGGTAGTCTAACCATTCTACATAGTATTCTAAAAACTTATCATTGCAACTTTTAAAAGGTATACAATCACCAGACGACTTAAATACTAAATTAAAAAACATAATATTTCTCCAGAAGAATGAGGGCAAGGAGAAAGGAAATAAATCTTGCCCTCTTTATATTTTAGTTTGCTTGTCGACTGCGTATCATTGCAAGAATGTCTTCTGCACTCTTATTATTTCCTTCGGGTGCAGGTGTCGCTATCGGAGTAGGAGCAGTTGGTGTTGCTCCCATCTCTTGTGGAGTTGCTACTGGTGCTGGTGCAGTTTCTACTACTGGAGTAGATGTTGCTATTGGAGCCGCTACTGCTACTAGAGCAGGTGCTTTAGTTCCTTCAGGTGCTTGAATACCATATGGTCTATAGTATTGCCCAAACTTCTCAACATCATATGGTTGTCCATCTACACTTGCTTCAAACATCTCTTTTATTACTGCAAGTTCAACTTCTGTTGGTTTCTTAGGAAGAAAGTCTCCTAAGTTATGTAATCCAAAACTCTCAACTGCCGCATTTTGTGCTTCAGTTAATGCAGTTTCTTTCCTAGACCACTTACTAGTACTATAATCAGCATACTGACCTTTTGTAGTTTTAGTAATACGGAAGTCTAATCCTTTGCTAGAATCAGTTGGAAGTTCCTGAATATCTGGATCCATTAATGCATCTTTAATTAAGTTAAAGATACTTGGAGAGATAACAAATCTGCGAATTGGATTCTCAGGTGTATTGTCATCTACTAATGGGTTTTCAGTTACAAACCCTTGGAAGATATAACTTCTCTTCTTCCAATATTTACGACCCATGTCTTCAAGAGATTTGTCAGAGAACCAACCACGTACTTCTGAAAGTACTGGACAAGTTTCGTTCCACATCTCTACGCAAGGTACTTGAACAACAACTGGTTTGCTATTCATGTCTCCTTTAACACCTGGGAATGGAAGTCTAATCATTAGTCTTTCCATCCAAAAGAATGTGTTGCTGGGATCTGCATCCGGAAGGAAACGTAGTACAGTTGTACTGCCTTCTGGTATATTCCAATGTGGGTAAATTGCGTTGTCGCCGCCGCCTGTTCTATTCTCTGAACGAGTTTCTTGGGATTTAAGTTTTGCTCTAATTTCTGCTAAAGATGCCATTGTATTT